GCTGAATACCGCAGATACGGCGGCTGGCGCGATGGGAGGTGCTGGTGGCGCAACGAGCGGTGTGGTTGCGTCCAAGTCGGTGGATAAAGTCAGCGTGAGCTACGACAACAGCGCGACGCTCAACGCCGATGCGGGCTTCTGGAACTTCTCCCGCTACGGCGCGGAGTTCTGGCAGCTTCTGATGCTCTTCGGGTATGGCGGTATTCAGCTATGAAATCAGGCCTGGCCATTCGCGTCGACACAGCGCAAAGCATTCTGGACGCCCTTAAAGCCCTCGCTAACAAGGATGTTCTGGTGGGCATCCCGGAATCAAAAGACGAGCGCGATGATGGCGACATCGGGAATGCGGCGATCGGCTACATCAACGAGAACGGGTCGCCGGCGCAGAACATTCCGCCGCGGCCCCATCTCAAGCCCGGCGTGAAGTCGGTCGAGCAGGATTTCATGCCTCATCTGAAGGCGGCCGCGCAGAAGGCGCTGGAAGGTAATGCGGAAGGGGCAGTGACGTCCCTCGACCGCGCCGGAACGGTGGCAGCCAACGGGGTTAAGCGATGCATCACAATAACCGGATTCATTCCTCTGTCTGATGTCACGCTGGACCAGCGGCGCAAGCGTGGGCGCACCGGCAACAAACCGCTCATCGACACCGGCGAATACCGCCGCTCAATCACGCATGTTGTGAGGTATAAAGATGCCGACACTTGATGTAACTGACGTTCTGCTGTCGCCTGAATTCCTCGATACGACGCTTGTGGTAAAGCGCTATGAGCAGACGGTCGATGAGGATGGCTTTGCCAGAAACACCACCACAGAGACATCGTTTGGTGGTGTGGTGACGGTTGACCGTTCACTGGAGGCCCGGCGAATGCAGGCCGGTCAGGTGATTAATGGCGCAATCCTGATTATCACCACCTACCGACTGAGCAGCGGCAATACCGGCCTTGATGCCGACATCGTTACTTATCGCGGCCGCGACTATCGCGTGACCTTTGTCGATCCGTACACGGCTTACGGCGCCGGTTTCGTCCAGGCGCACTGTGAGCTGCAGCCCTTTGATGGAGGCCCGCGTGAGTAACAGCAGCACATCAGCCGAATATCTGACGCCCGTCAGCGCGCCGCAGGCATATGACGAAACGCTGGAGCGTGAACTCAGCCAGTGGGTGCGGGCATTATCGGGCCTGCCGGCCGGGATGGTTCGCCCGCGCTGGACAGCGACTCAGGCGGCAATACCTGCAGCGGACGTAGACTGGTGCGGATTCGGCATTATCGGCTTCACTGCTGACGATGGCCCCGCATTCGTGCGGCAGGCCGATGACAGTAATCAGCTGTGGCGCCATGAGGTGATCGAAACGCTCGCCTCGTTTTACGGCCCGCAGAGCCAGTCCATCGCGACGCTGTTCCGTGACGGGATGACGGTTGAGCAGAATAACGAAACCCTGAAAACAAACGAGCTGTCGCTTGCTGATTACAGTGAACTGACCGCTTTCCCCGAGCTTATCAATAACCAGTGGGTGCGCCGGTACGACATCACCGTGCGCCTGCGCCGCAAAGTTATCCGCGATTACGGCATCAAATCTCTGGTCAGCGCGCCAGTATCATTCTTTGGAGATTAATCTATGGCACAGGGCTTACCTGTATCCAACGTTGTAAACGTTGATGTGATCATGTCGCCCACTGCGGCGACAGGTCGTAATTTCGGTTCACTGCTCATTCTCGGCACATCCACGGTTATCCCTGTGTCAGAACGCATCCGCCTGTATACCGGCTCGGAAGATATCGGCGCAGATTTTGGCGAGGACAGCCCGGAATATGCTGCCGCGCTGGTGTACTTTTCTCAGTCACCACAGCCTGCTCAAGTTTATGTTGGCCGCTGGGCCAAGACTCTGGCGACGGCTGAATCCGGCAGCGTTGAGACACTGGCGCAGGCTATCACCGCCGTGCTGCAGTTCACCAACTGGTATGGTCTGGGTATTGCCGACGACGAAGACCTCACCGCAGCGGAAATAACCGCGACTGCCGCCGCTATTCAGGCATCAAGCCTCAGCCGCGTGTTTGCCGTAACGTCCGACGATTCCGGCATTATCGACTCAGCCTCGACCACTGACATCGCCTCAACGCTCAAAGCCGCTGGCTACGGCCGCACTTTTGTTCAGTATTCGACGAAGAGCAAGTATGCAGCATTGTCAGCATTTGGCCGCGCGTTTACCGTCAACTTCACCGGCAACAACACCACGATCACGCTGAAGTTCAAAACCGAGCCGGGCGTGACGTATGAAACCCTGACCAGCTCTCAGGCAGCAGCAGTCGACGCGAAAAACGCGAACGTTTACGTTTACTACGCGAACGACACGGCAATTCTGCAACAAGGAGTGATGTCCAATGGCGATTTCTTCGATGAGCGCCACGGCCTGGACTGGCTGCAGAACTACGTGCAGACCAATCTCTTCAACCTGCTGTACACCTCAACCTCGAAAATTCCGCAGACTGAGGCCGGTATTACCCGCCTGCTGTCGAACGTCGAGCGGTCGCTGGATCAGGCCGTATCGAATGGTCTGGTAGCGCCGGGCGTATGGAATGGTGGCGACATCGGCCAGATCAGTGCAGGCGACACGCTGACGAAGGGCTATTACGTTTATGCGCAGCCATTGTCATCTCAGGCTCAGGCCGATCGCGAGGCTCGCAAAGCACCGCTTATCCAGGCGGCAATCAAACTGGCCGGCGCGGTTCATTACGCCGATGTTCAGATCAACGTTGTTCGCTAAGGGGACATAAATGGCGACTTATTCTTTTATGGACGTCGTCGCGTCCCTCACAGGACCGACTGGCTCTATCGACCTCGGCTATGGCTCTGCTAACTCCGAGGAAGGCATTACCGTCACCATGACGGAATCCAAAAACACTATGACGATCGGCGCTGATGGCGAGGTGATGCACAGCCTCCACGCAGGCAAAAGCGGCACCATGACAGTTACGCTGCTTAAAACCTCCCCGGTAAACAAAAAGCTGTCCCTGATGTACAACGCACAAAGCCAGTCATCGGCACTGTGGGGCAACAACGTCATCGTTCTGCGTAACCATGCGTCAGGCGATATCACCACTGCACGCTCGGTCGCGTTTCAGAAGCAGCCAGACCATGCAGACGCCAAAGTGGGCAATACCAAATCCTGGGTGTTCGACTGCGGCAAAATTGACCAGGTTCTCGGGGAGTTCTAACGGATGGAATTTGAAATCAAAGGCGTTCAGTACCGCACGGCAAAGCTCAGCGTATTCGATCAGCTCAAAGTTTCTCGCAAACTGCTCCCGGTTCTGGCCGGGATGCTGGCTGACTTTCAGGGCATCAAAGCCGCAGCAGAAGGCGGTGACGTTTATAAGGCGATGGAAACCGCGTTGCCCAAAATCGCTGATTCTCTGGCGGGCATGTCCGAAGAGGATACCAACGCGATCATCTTCCCCTGTCTGTCGGTGGTTTCCCGCCATAACGGTAAAGGCTGGGCGCCTGTCATGTCACAGGGCACGCTGATGTTCGACGACATCGATCTGATGAGCATGCTGCAGATGGTTGGTCGGGTGGTAGGCGACAGCCTGGGAAATTTTTTGCCCGCACGCCCCGCCAGCGAGACTGCGCCCCAGTAAGTGGCCTGACGCTGGAATCACTTCCTGATGGTGAAGATTTTCTGATGCGCCCGGTTGATGCCGGGTATATCAGCTATTCAGCCTTAAAGGATGGTTCGGTAGACCTGGCAGACATTGCCCGAATGAATGACTGGCTCGACCTTAAGGCAGACAACAATAACCGCATAGAGCGCTGGAGAGAGGCCAATGAACGCTGAGACTATCAAGGATTTTCTGGTAAGCCTTGGCTTTCAGGTTGACGAGGCTGGCGCTCGCAAATTTGAGACGGTTATCGTCGGCACAACCGCACAGGCGATAAAGCTGGGCGTTGCCGTTGAAGCTGCAGCAATTTCCATTGTTACCTTTACTGCGAAAATCGCCAGCGGCCTCGATCAGCTCTACTGGGCGTCTCAGCGTACAGGCGCAACGGTCGCGGGCATTCAGGCGATCGGCTATGCCGCGTCTCAGGCCGGGTCGAGTGCGGAAGCCGCGCGCGGCTCACTGGAAAGCCTCTCACGCTTTATGCGTAACAACCCCGGCGCCGAAGGCTTCCTGAATCGCCTGGGTGTGCAGACGCGTGACGCTAGCGGCAATATGCGTGATATGGCGTCCATCTTCACCGGCGTCGGCCAGCAGCTGAACAAAATGCCTTACTACCGCGCGAATCAGTATGCGCAGATGCTGGGCATTGATGAAAACACCCTGATGGCGATGCGCCGCGGAATGGGGCAGTTTGGCGCACAATACACGCAAATGGCGAAGGCCATCGGCTTTAATGCTGATCAAGCTGCTGCGAGCTCTAACCGTTTCATGACGTCTCTGCGGGCATTCGGCCAGATGGCGGGAATGGCGCGCGACAAAATCGGCTCTAACCTCGCGGAAGGGCTTTCTGGCTCTATCGACACCCTACGCAAGCAGATTGTCGATAATTTCCCCAAAATAGAGGGGGTGATCACCAGCGGCGTTAAAGGGCTTCTCTGGCTTGCAGAAGTCATCGGCAAGGTTGTGTATCGACTGATACAGGCCGGCGGAGACATCATGCAGTGGTGGTCTTCGCTGGATAAGTCAACGCAGCGCCTTACCGAAGTGTTCGGCGCGCTCGTTATCGCCTGGCGCATTCTGAACGGTGCGTTCGTAATGTCGCCGATAGGGATGATCACCGCCCTTGGCCTTGCCATTCTGGCTCTCTACGACGATTACAAAACGTGGAAGGAAGGCGGCCAGTCACTCATCGACTGGAAGAAGTGGGAGCCTCAGATAAAGGGCGCCATCAAAGGCGTCGACGATCTGAAAGATGCCGTGATGCGACTGCTCGGCATCGACCCACAGAAATGGACTGCCGAATGGGACATGAGCAACCTCATGGAGAACCTTGGCGAGCTGTCAAAAATGCTGGACGGAATAGCGCGCCTGCTCAACGCCATTAAAGACGGCAGATGGAAAGATGCCTATGCGATCGGACGTGAGCTGATAAATCAGGGGCAGGGTAATCCCGATGCATTGCCTGCCGTCTCCGCCAGCGCGGAAAGTGCTGCAGACTATATCAAGGAAAAAATCGGATTCGACCCGCGCAGTATCGGGGCAGCCATGAAAAGATGGTTCGGTGATAGCTCTGTCCAGCCGATGGCAGCGGAAAACCCTGGACCAGAGCGAATCTATCCGGTAGATGGCCCTGTGGAACAGTACGGGCAGTCTTTCAGGCGGCCTCAGGCGAGTAAGGAAGGTAGTCAGTTGCTGGGGTGGTTGCAACCGATGTTCGGCAAGCTGGAGCAGCTATATCAGCTTCCAGTGGGATTACTGAAAAGCGTTGCGATTACCGAGTCTGCAGGCAACCCTAATGCGATGTCTGGCGCCGGTGCGCAGGGTCTGTTTCAGCTGATGCCCGGCACGGCTAAGGATTTGGGGCTGCGCGGTAACGAGGCATTTGATCCGGTTAAGTCCGCCCAGGCTGCAGCGAAATATCTCTCTCAACTCTTAAAGGCCAATAACGGCGACCTTCCTAAAGCGCTCGCGTCTTATAATTGGGGTATCGGTAACGTGCAGAAGCATGGCATGGCGCTAATGCCGGAAGAAACCCGGAATTATATTCCGCGCGTTCTCAGCAATATGCCGGCCAGTGGCGCGCAGATCAGTCAGGAAACTAACATCCATATCCACGGAGTTAACGACCCGAGCAGGGCCGCCAGCGAAGTCGCCGACAAGCAAATGGCGGTGAACTCACGCTTTTCACAAGCACTTGGAACGGGGCCGCGCTGATGGACATTCTTTCTACGCTGTTTTCACAGCAGAGCCGGAAAATCGGGCTGATAGTGCCGGACGTGGTGATTACCGAAAAACACAGCGACACACTGGAAATCACAGAGCATCCCGTCGAAAAGGATGCTCCTGTTGCTGACCACGCCTTCAAAAGACCGCCCGAGTTGGTGATGGAGGTGGGTTTTTCTGGCGGCGGTTCGTTGCTGGACCTCCTCGATACTTCCTCGATAGGGCTCAGCCTTGGCCTTAGCCCGAAAGAGGTTTATCAGCAGCTCATTGACCTGCAGGAAAGCCGTGTGCCGTTTGATGTGGTAACCGGGAAGCGGCTTTACAACAACATGCTGATCCGCGTGCTGGATGTTACGACTGACCGTACATCGGAAAACGTGCTTATGGCGACGCTGACGCTGCGCGGGGTGATCATCTCTTCTACGCAGACGATATCTGTAGCGGATAAGGGCGACA